AATTGAAAATCTTACATTAGAGCAGTATTGCAACTCAATTGAGTTTGCTAATAATAAAGAATACGAAGACGATCCAGTACAATTATTTACAAAAGTCTTTAATCTTACAGTGCAACAAGAGGCTGAATTATATGCAACGCCTTTAATTGAGATTAATGAATACGAACAGAAGTTTATTGATGTAATATTGACATCTACAAGCGATATACCTAAAAAGGTAAAAATATACAATAAAACATATAAAGTCCCGCAAACCTACGAAAAAGGGCTTACATTCGACCAATTTATACAATTAGACTTTCTAATAAAAGAATTTTGGGAAAGTAATAAAATTGATTTCGCCTCAGTTGATAATATTGAATATGTTAATCGTAAATTTATTGAATATAATTATAAGATTATGCCAGAGGCGTTAGCAATAGTTTTAAATTGCGATTTAGATATTGCTAAAAATTGTAATGCAAAAGACGCTACTAAGATATGCAATTTTTTTTTGCTGATTACTTTGAACTTAAAAATCAAGAAAGTAAAATTAAATCCGCTTCGTACAGTATTATTGAATTAAAAGCGGGTATTAAAAACTTGCAAAAGTTCGGGTATTATAATCAAATAAAATCATTAATGAAATCATTAAACACTACAAAAGAAAATGTATTAAATACCTCAGCGAGAGAATGTATTTTAGATTTAATATATGAAAGTGAGGTTGCGATAATAAATAATAAAATAATAGATTACACTAATAAAAGTTATAACAATGGAAAAAATAATTAATGATATAATTGAGGATATTAACGTCCCGTATCCAATTAAGTTATTTATTGGAGAAAAAAAAGAATTAAATACATTAACTAATTGGATAAATCATTTAGTATTTTTAATAAGACCAATAACTTTTGAGCCGACTTTTATTACAGGTGAAAGAAAATATATTTACAATGATTTAAACTTAATGTTTGGTAAGGTACATAAATTTACAGGAGTGGTTGATTTGCAACTAATGAAAGAGGCATTATACAATTACGAATTATTTATAAGAGCATTTAGAAAAATAGAATATATTAAAGTTACAAGAGAGCAAGTAATAGAAATTTATAATCAATATGATATGAATTTAGCAGGGTATTCAATATTATTAAGTTTTGAACAGCAAATAATAAAATCACAATGTTAGACTTAAAGCAAATTGAAATAAATAAAATATCAAAATACTTACAAGAGGTTGCCAATAAATTGAAAGTTCAATTAAAGGCAGACGGACACTTTGCGACAGGCACCACTGAAAAATCTATTAAAGTAGTTTCTACAGGTGGAGCGGTTAAAATAAGAGGTTTAGATAGTATTAACAAACTAACTTATGGAAGTCCACCGCAAACTACAACTAATTTATATTTGGAAATAATAAAATGGGTATCGGTAAAAAATATCAAGGTAGTAAATACAAAACAATTTGCAATATTAGTAACTAAGAAACTTCAAAAATTTGGCTACAAAGTTCCTAATAAATGGAACGATGGGTTAAGCGTTTCAAAAGTTGTAAATACAAATAAAATACAATCTGATATTCAAAAGATAGCAGGAGACGAAGTGGCTTTGCAAGTTCAAAGTGAATTAATTAAAAATTTAAAAAAATGAGACGAGCATTAAAAATATTAGAACACCCCTCAGCAACTGGAGAAGTATTATCAATCCATTCAGTAGATTTCGATAAGTATTATTATTATGGTTCAACTTCAATTGCTATTGGCGACTCTGTTTACATTTATGGGGAGTATTCAAGTTCGCAAACCTTAGGATATTTTACAGGCACTCATCAAATGCCATTAATATTTACAGTAACAGGCAAAGTCAATGATTATTTACAATTGAGTAGCAGTCAAGGCATATATTTATTAACTGGACTTGAAAATATATTTATTATCAAAGGTTTCAAAAGTGAATTATTAAGTTCCTTACAAGATGATTATATTAAATTAAATTACAATGAATTAACAGCGGGGGCATATATTAGTGATTTTTCAACATATGAATTTACAAATTCAGGCGAACCAGCTTTATTAGAAGGCACTGGCGGAGTATTAGACTTACGACCCTATTATAGATTTAAAATAACAAAAGGGAATGGAACTGTAATTTATGCAAGTAGTCGCATTGGCTCAGTATCAAGTGAAGTTTATAATCTACCCGATTTAAATACTTTATTTGATTACACCTTCACAAATGCAACTATTGAAGGGATGTTAGTTAATAGTCGCATAGATATAACAATAAGCGAAGGGAATTTAGATAATAATATCGGGCAGTTTTATTACAACCCAGACAAAGATTTTAACATTTTAATAAATACAAAAACAATATTAAGAGGTTTATTTGATAATAAAATATTTAATGAAAATGACAATAACAAAAGCACTGCGAATACTGGTTTAAAAGATTACTCAGATAATTTAGTTAAAAAAGTATATTTTACTTTTGGCTCAAACTCTTTAAATACAGCAACGCCATTAACAATGGTTAATTATGCGACACCGTTCGCAAGTTTGACTGGCAAGGCATCACTGGAAAATTATCTCCCAAGATTGCATACAACTTCAAGGGAGAGTTTAAATAGTTTCAATCCTATTTTATATCAAAATGCGGGAAATTCTGATCAAGTGATTGGCTATATAGGTATATTTGCAAGGCAGTATTACACCTCGCAAATAAAAGAATTATATGAAAATACATTTATTGGAATTACAAGTGAAGTAAGTTTAATATTATATTCAAAGTTAATTACAACCGCAACAGAATTAAGTTCAATAACTTTTAATATACGACCCGACGGGAGCGGTTTCACAGCAACTAATATAAATACTACATTAATAAAAAATGAAAAAGTCTTTAATAATGATTTGCAAATTTTATGGATAGGCGAAAGCGGTTTAATGCAATATTATTTTAATTGTGATTACTCAGAAAAGATTTTAAAAGAAAATTCGTATATTGTAAATAATAAATATACTCAAAACAACCACTCAGAAAAAGCAAGAGAAATAACAGCATCAAAAAATAATATTACTCAAAATGAAATGGAATCGGTTTCAACACTATTAAATTGCTCGCAATGTTTTATTTATTCAGAAACTCAAAGGAAGTTATTTAATATAAAAATAAATACAAATAGTTTTACTATAAAAGAAAAAGACGAAGTTAGATACGATGTTAATTTTACTTTTGAATTAAATGCCTATGTTAAATTATAGATTAATAATAAATGATATTGAAATTGAATTGGATGATAAAATTGTTATTCAATTAAATAAGTATGCTTATGAATTAGGAGAGTTTGCATCTAAAATATCATATTCGAATAATATAGATATTTATTTAACTCCAAGTAATTTAAAAGCGTTTGAGTTTGTAAATAATATAAATGCTTTTTCTAAAATATCAAAAACAAAATTAACAGCAAGTTTGTATATTAATGAAGTGCAAATATTCAACAATGGAGTTGCTTTTGTAAATTCAGTTTCAAAGGATAAAATTAACTTAATGCTAACAAGCGAACAGATTACTTTCTATAACTTATTAGACAAAAGTATTCAATTTACTGACTACAACGATTTGAATTTAGACTGGACTGTTCAAAATATTTATGACAATAATAACAATACAGAAGAGCTATCATTTTTATTAAATGAAACCAATAGCAATACAACTAATGACACTATCCATAGAACTGACAACAAAGCTATTGCAGACCTCACACACCCGAGTATTAGAGTAGATAGTTTAATGAAAAGAATTATAAACCAAGCGGGCTATACAGAAGACTTTACACTTTGGGATGACATTGTTAAAAATAGTTATATTTTATGCTCTAATACAGAAGTTAAAAATACTGACAATTATATTGGAATTTGGAACAGACCGCAAATTACTAATTATCAATTTTTATCTAATGCAGTTGGGGCTTTGGATAGGTTAATATTATTTCAAAATATTGCGCAAGGTCCAAATAACTTTGATAACTTTGGCGGACAGATTTTATTTTATAGAGTAAAATATGCGGGAACTTATAGAGTAAGAGTAAAAGGCAAAATAACAAACCCTTCAGGTAGAGCTAATGCAATATATTTAAATACAAATAGTGGAGCAGTTCAAATATGTAGCAGTTATGATTTAATTTGGGACTTTGATTATTACTATGATTTAGTTTTAGATAATAGTTTCAATTGGTTTATATCAATCTTTTTAAGGCACTCCTGTATAGCAACTAATGATAATGTATCAATACAAGACTTTGAGTGCGAAATAACACCGCAAACGCCCTTAAAAATATTATTTGGGGGTGAGTTTAAAATAAATGCGGGACTACCCGATATAAAACAAACCGATTATTTTAAAGCAATTTGTCAATTATCTTTTATGGTTCCTAAAATAGATGAGATTTCTAAAATTGTTCAATTAATACCTATTAAAGATATAATAAGTAATATTAGCAACGTGCAAGATTTAAGTAATAATTTTATTGAGTTAAAATCAATGGAGTTTAAATATGGCAAGTGGGCTCAATTAAATAACTTTACTTATGAAAGTGATATATTATCAGAAGGTGTTAATGGAATTGGTAAAATAACAATTGCAAACGATTTATTAGGAAAAGAAACCGAATTTATAAAATCTATATTTTCAGCAAGTGCGGAGGTTGTTAGAACTGGAGAAAATATTGCAGTTGCTTACTGCCCGATGTATGATAGTGGCATTTACAAAAATAAATTGAAACCTCGTATATTATATCCAAAACAATTATTGGATGGGAAAGGTATTATTTTAACAGATAAAAGTTACTCATCTTATGGATTAACAATAAACGACCCATACTTTGGGACTTTTGAAGATCTAAGTTTTGATATTCTATTAACAAATAATATTGATGCTTTTTCATATGTTTTTGATATGCGGTTTTGCAAAATAGAAATATTAGTTTCAGAAATTGAATATTACGAATTGAATTTATATAATTTAATTTATATTAATCAATTACAATCTTACTTTTATATTAATAAAATTAGTGGATATACAGCTGGTAAAAGTTGTATTTTAGATGCAATAAAAATATTATAACAATGGCAAACGAAATAGATATAGTAACGATAGGCACGCATAAGTTAGCTGATGTAGTTGCTGATTTTAACAAAGACTTAAAAGAAAATGCTAATCAATTAGCAAATGCAAAACAACAATTAGCACTATACAATAAGCAAGTTAAAGACGCTGAAAAAGAATTGGAGCAATTAAAAGCCAATACAACTACCAACACCGCTTTAATAAAACAAAAACAGCAAGCGTTAGGAGAGTTAATAGGCAAGCAACAATTAGCAACTGGAGAGGTTAAATTTTGGACTAAGGAAGTTCGAGAGGCTACAATGGATAGCATTCAATATAACAAAGTGTTGAATGAGGAGGCTGGCTCACTCGATAGTTTAAGAGCACAATTAAAAGTTGTTACTATTGCGTGGGAAAAAATGAACGGTGTAGAGCGTGCAAGCACGGAGCACGGGCAGGCATTGACAAAACAAAAATTAGCACTCACTCAGCAATTAAAAGTATTAGAGCAAAGCACGGGCGACTATCGTAGAAACGTAGGGAATTATACTAATTCAATAATAGGAGCGTTTCAAAGCACAGGGATGTTAAATAGTGGCGTAGGACAGTTGGGAATGTCATTTATGAGCGGGCAACAGATATTAATGTTGTATACTGAAATGCAAGAGAAATTTAGAGTAGGAGCAGGTGGAGCGGCTGGTGGTGTTTCTAAATTAACAATGTCATTAAAATTTTTAAAAACGGCATTGATTAGCACGGTAATTGGTGCAATAATCGCACTGCTCGGAACTTTGGCAACTTCTACAGCAAAGGCAGATGATGGCTTTAAAAAGTTAGGAGACGAAATTGATAAAGGCTACTTTGGTAAATTATGGGACAGTTTTAAAAATAGTCTTAGTGAAACGTGGGGTTCATTAACAAATATAGCGAATGTGCCATTATATGAAACAATAGATAGATGGAGTCAAGCAAATTTTGGTTTTTATAATTCATTATTTGGAATTAATAACGCATTAGAGGATACCGTAGAAAAATTGCAAGGTTATTATAAGTCTTTACAGCAAATAGAGGGACAGCAAGCGATTGTATGGGCTAAGCAAGTCCCACAAATGAACACTCTTAAAGATATAATTAACGATACTAAAAAAGGAACGGATGAGAGAAAAAAAGCGTCCACTGAATTGTATAATTTAGAAATTGCTAAAATAAAAGAGGCTATTAAATTCAGAGGGATGGAAATGAAATTTTTAGAATATTATTACAAATTAACCTCCGACCCGAAGGTATTAAAGAATTTACAAGATGTTCAATTAACATATCAAAATTTGCAAAATGATATATTTGCAAAAACAAAAGATAATGCAAATAACATTGACAAAATAAATGAAGATGCAACTACAAAAGAAAAGGAACGCATAGATAAAATAAATAATCTTAAAAAGATTATTAGAGATAAAGATACTGAATTGATAAAAAACGAACACGAAAAGCAGTTAAAAGAATTATGGAATGCGACTGAAGATGAAGTTAAAGCAATAAAAGAGCAAACTGAATTAGGGCAAAAAGCAAGGGATAAAGTAATTGATGTATATGATTTAAAAAAAGCAAACTTAATAAAAGAATTTGAAGACAAAGAAAAAAAACGTTTGCAAGATGCAGAAATTGAAAAAAAAGAAATTGAGTTGCAAGGTTTAGAAAAAAATACAATAGCGTATTTAGAAAAACAAAACGAAATAAATGAATTAAAAAGAAAACAGGAATTAGAATTCGCAGAAAGTTTGGGACTTGAAGTTCAAAATATAAATAATAAATATAATCAATTAAATTTAGATAATGAAAAAAGTTATACTGATACAAAAATAAAATCAATACAAGATGCAAAAGCTTCAATGGATAAATCAAACGAACAAGAAGCAAAAGATGCAAAAGCCCTTTCAAATTTAAAAAAGCAATTGGCACAAGACGGGGCGAATGCAGTTATTGGAGCTTTGGATGCTTTCGATAAAACAGGAAAAGCTTCAGCACTTGCACAAGTGGCGTACGATACTGCGACATCTATATCAGGTCTATTAAATAGTTCAAATGCAAACCCTTTTAATAGTGTAACCTTTGGAGGTGCAGGTGCTATTGAGTTTACAATCGGGATGGCAAAAATAGCTACTAATATAAAAAAAGCATATGATATTATTAACACTAAAAATGCAAAAAATATTGGTAGCGGTGGAAGTTCAGGCGGTGGCACGCCATACAATCCGGGATTTAAAATGCCTCAGAGTGTTGCTAATAATGTTATTAGTGATGCAAATCAAAATTTAGCAATTAATAATTTAGGTAACTCCATTAAACAAATGAATTTACAAGTTGCGGTTACTGACATACAAAATGGTTTAAATTCTGCAAATGTCGTTCAGCAAAGAATAACGCCATAATAAATAATAAATTAAAAACAAAATTTATTTTGTTAAAAAATGTTAAAAAATGTTAAAATGTATTAACTTTGTAAAAAAATTGTTAAAATGAAAAAAATATTTTTAAATGGAATTATAGGGAGTATAGATGATGGAGGTGATATATCACTTTCTGAACTTCAAAATGAAATAGGCAATGAGAAGGAAATTAAAATATATTTGAATTCAAACGGCGGGGATGTAAGAGAAGGCAAAAAGATATATGATTACCTTTCACAAATACAAGAAATAGGCACTATAATAAATATAATAGATATTGGTTCGTGCTATTCAATGGCTTCAATGTTACTAGTTAGTGTGCCATTAGAAAATAGACATATAACAGAGAATTCAGACGCTATGTTACATTTTCCTTTAATAGAGGCTGTTGGCAATTCATTTCAGTTAAAAGAAATAGCAGAAGGACTTGAAGAGTTAAATGAATGGTTCATTGATACATATGAAAAAAGAACTAAATTAAATAGAGAACAATTGAATGAATTACTTTACAATGAAATAAAAATAACAGCAGATCAAGCCGTTGAATTTGGAATTGTAGGTAATAAAATAAATACAATAAAGGCAGTTGCTTTTATTTCTAAAAACGAAAATAATTTAATTAAAATGAATGTAATTGAAAAATTAAAAGAGGCTACCCAGCATTTAATGGGTAAAAAAGACGAAGCGAAAGCTATGGAAGTTATGGGTAATGATAATTTAAAAATCGTTACTGAAAGTGAAACCCTCGAAATTGGAACAGAAGTTCAAGTATTTGAAAATGATACTTTAATAGAGGATTACTCAGGTGAGATAACCTTAGAAAATGGAAACGTTGTAATAATTGAAAACAATGTTATAACAGCAATTAATGAAACTGTTGAAGACGCAGTCGATTACAAAACTGAAAATGAAAATCTAAGAGCCGAAATAGAAGATTTAAAACAATCTATTGAAGAGGCGACTAATATTATTACAGAATACTCAAAACCTATCGGCAAACCGATTGCAATTGCTAAAAAACAGGTATTTGTAAAGAATGTAGTTAAAAAAGAAAATGGATTAAGTGAAGTAGAAAGATTATTAAAAAATAAAAGAGATAGAAATAGTAATAATAAAAAAGGAGGAATTTAAAAATGGCAATATTTGGGACAACAGCAATAGGGCAAGATAATAAAGAGTTAGTATTGGATGATGTGTTAAAATCAACAGATATTACAAAATTTTGCACAGTATTAGAAAATATTAAATACAAGCAGTTAATAACAACGCTTGGAGATATTGAGAAAGTAACCTACGCAGATGGTGGTTGCGGAGTAGGTGGTGAAGATATAACACTTCCAGTGGGAGAATATACGTGGGATCCTACCGAGATGAAATCACAATTACAATTTTGTGCAAAAGGACAGAGAGACCAATTAATAGCTTATGGTTTAGGATTAGGTTATTCAGCAGCTAATGTTGAAGATGCAATTATTGCAGTAAAAATGGGTATCAGTAATCCAGAAGAAACGGTAAGTTTATCTGAAATATTAATAGATAAGGTAAAAAAAGCAACTATTAAAGATATAATAAGACAGGCGTGGTTCAATGATACTGCGATTGCAAAAGTATCAGGTGGTGGGGTATTATCTAATGCAGTAGATACAAAGCACTATAATTCAACCAATGGTTTTTTTAAACAATTATTTACAATAGTTTCAGGTGATGCAGCGAGAAAATATGCAATTACTGAAAATGGATTATCTACATACGCTTTACAAGATGCTTTGGCGGCTGATAGAGCTAAAGAAATATATAAAAATCTTTATTATGGTTGTACTGAATTATTATCGCAAGCAGATAATAAAGTAATAATTACAACACGCTCATTAGTTAATAATTGGGAGCAATCACAATCAGCAAGTGCTTACAGAGAGAGTGATAAAGGTCAATTATCAAATGGTCAATATTACTATACATATAATGGAGTGCCTTTGATTGTAGTTAATGAAATTGATAGATATGTAAAATCTGATTTTATAAATGGAACTAAATATACAATGCCGAGACACTTTGCATTAATGACAACGCTTGATAACATTTTATTAGGATTTGATACATCCAACCCAGATACAATGACTGAATTCTGGTATGAGAAAAAAGATGAGAAGTTTATTATTAGAACTACATATACAGTAGACCCTAAGTTTGCGAAGAGTGATTTAATTCAAGTTGCATATTAAAAAAAAGAAAGGTAAATTATGAGTTGTATAACAAAAATAGCAGCAGCAGTAACAAACGCTTGCGACAAGCCATCCGTTGGGGGCGCTTCTGATAGCGTTGTATTAATTAACTATTCAGACTGGGAAAAAGCAACAAAAACTATTTCAGGCACTAATATAATGTTAATGACTGATATTGCATTGGCTGGGACTGATTTAGGTTATAAATTTGAATTTGTAGATGAGACTATGAATGGCACGCAAACCTTTGATCAGGCAACTAAAACATATACTCACACTTTAACAGGTATGTTAAATGTTTCAAGTGCTGATATTAAAGAAACTTTACACGATGCAATCGGTGGGCGTTTTGTAGCAATAGTAACCAATAGAAATCCAAATGGAGATGTTAAATTTGAAATCTATGGAAACGATGCGGGAATGAAAATATCGCAACACGACAAAGATTTAAATGCAAATTCAGCAAATTACACTTTAACAATGGCTTCAACTGAAAAATCAAGGGAAGGTAAAAGTTTAATGAGTTTATTTAAAACTGATATTGCAAATACAATTACTTTAATTGAAAGCTTATTAACTTAAAAAAATATGAGTTGCTGTTTAATAGATTTTAGAAATTTAGTTAGCACGGCTCAGGGTGTGGCAACCTTGCGGGGGGAGTGGAGAGATTTAACGGGAAAGCCCCCCGTTGGGAACTGCCGTAGCAGTTTATATGAAATGTATTGCTACATAGCAACCAAAAAAGATATTAATATTTTAAAAACAAAAACTATTATGAATTTAAATAATTATACATACAAAGTAAAAGAGGGTTCAGAAATATTGTATATAGCTGGAACTCGAACTGATATTAGAGAATGGGAGCAAGAGCAAATTATAGAATATTTGATTAAATATCCAAAAGCAGACGGACATTTTGAAAAAACACAAAGGGACGTTGTAAAAGAAATAAATAATAATGTTATTGATTTAAACTCAAAAGAAATACAAGATGTTATAAAAATTGTAAAATCTACAAAAAAAAATAAATAATAATGCAAATCCAAGAGCAACATATTAATACAAGAGTTGATAATATTGATAATAAAAGATACAATATTGTAACTTATGATGAGGATAATTTGTATCCTCAAAATATTAATAATATTATTAATGGCTCAGGGACTGCAAAAAATTGCACTGACAGGCTAATATCCTTTTTACAAGGGAACGGACTTACTGATAAAAGCTTAGAAACTATTATTATAAATGAAAATAGAGAGCAACTAAAAGATATATTAAGTAATGTTATAAAAGACTTTTCGAAGTATCGGGGTTTTGCAATATTTAGGAGATTAACTTCTAATTTTAAGACTGCTGAATTATACCATATACCTTTTGAATATATTAGATTGTATTTTAATGAAAAAGAGCAGTGCGACTTCAAAAAGTATGTTATTTATAATAATTGGGACGGATTGCAAGGCAAAATTAATATTAATGATTTTAGATATTGTTACGAGTGGAGTGATGATTTAGTAGATATTCAGCAACAAATAGAATTAGACGGTGGAACTGATAATTTTAGCGGGCAGTTGTTATATTATTCAGAAGACAAAGGGCAGTATCCATTAGCTTGGATAGACCCAGTGCAAGAGGATTGTATTGTAGATAATCAAATGAAAATATTTAACTATAAAAATATTGTTACTAATTTTATGGCTTCGCATTTCTTATTTTTCAAAAACGAACAAGACGAGAAAACTAAAAAAATAATTGAAAAATCTATTAAGAATATGCAAGGTGCAGAGCAAGCTTCAAGGTTTAATGTTATTTATGGAGTTGCAAGTGATGAGTTTGATTTAAAAAAAATTGATATACAAAATCACGATAAACTTTTTGAGAAAACAAACGAAATTATAAAACTAAATATACAAGATAGATTTGGGCAAACAATGCCGATATTCAGGGGTGGTCTGACAAGTGAAGATATTAGTGGCGAAGCTATTAAAAGCTCTTATAATCTTTACAATTCACATATTTTGCAGTATCAATTGATATTAAATAATTATTTTACGTATGTATTAAATGATTTTTATACTAATGAATTTTTAAATAAAAAAATTGAAATACAGCCGTTAAGTTATAATATTGTAAAAGAGGGTAAAGTACCAGCATTAATTAACGATATTGGTATTGGTGGAGTTCAAGCGTTGCAGACAATTTTATCTGACGTTAATTTATCGGAAAACCAAAAATTAAGTATATTACAAAGCTTATTTGGAGTAACATTAGAAATAGCATTAAAAATGGTTAGAAAATGATTTTAGATTTAGAAAAATTTAGAGCAATTTGCGGAGTGGGTGATAGTGTTGGCGAGGTTAATAATAATATTGAGACTGCTATTGAAAGCACGGAGCAAATAGAAATTAAAGAGAGGTTAGGAAATGTTTTATTTTCTGATATTGAAAAAAACAGAGCAACATATACTTTGCTATTAAATGGTGGAGAATATACTTATAATTCGCAATTGTATTCGTTTAAAGGGCTTTTATATGCAATAGCTTGGCAAGCGTTTGCAAATTACACTAAATTGAGTAATAACAATGCAACTGCTTATGGGACGGTGTTTAAAAATTCAGAATATTCGCAACCCGTTTCAGATGACAATCTTAAAAAAGCTGTTAATATATACCAAGAGCGTGCAACATACTATATTAATGAATGTATTCAATATTTAAAACGAACTAATAATTATTTATTTTTAAATAGTTGCGATGTTATAAGTAATAGATTTATTCAATTTAATGTAATAGGAGGTTAATATGATTACGGGCGAAGACTATTTAATTGAGTTCAATGTAGAAAACAGCGAAGGCATTAATTATGATTTAAATATATTTACAAATGTAAAAGCTACATTAATTGAAAAAAAAAGCGGTGTTAAATTACAATATTACTCTTATTTAAATGAAGTTAATAAACTACCAATATTTAAAGATATATTAACATTTAGATTGTATATTGAAAAAGCAATTTTATTAAATAGAGTAAATGGAAACTATTATTTAGAAGTTGAGTTTTATTTAGATAATTTGGAAGTGAGCGGAGGCGTTCAAATAATAAAAGAAAATTTTAAATTAAATAAATTAATAACAAATGAATTATAAAGTAGTTTTAGACTTACCAATAAATGCAACTGGATATAATGCGGTTAAATTCGTTTCAGCACTACCGAATACTGGAGTAGTAAAAATATTGTATATTTTAAATAATAGTGTGTTGTGGTGCTGGAATGGTACTGCTTATGTTCAATTAATAAAAGAAAAAATTCCTTTCAATTCAAATGGGTTGGTAGGTTATATAACAGATTTTAACCAATATATTTATGGATTAATGGCACAAAATTATGATTTTGAAAATGGAATATTAGCAGGTTATGTATTCAGTAACATATATTTAAATGATGGGTTATTTAATAAAGTTGATTTTAAATATGCAGGTTTTGAAGATATGGTGATAGTAGGAGCTAAATTCAGAAATAGTGATTTTACAGACGCTGTATTTGTTAGGAATATCATAGCGGGGAGAGATACTGATTTTACAGGTGCAATAGGATTGCCCGCAGATGTAAATAACACTATAATAAAAGCGAATGCCCAAGATGACACTTTGATATGGACGAATGGAATTAAATATAAGTATGATTTGATTTTACAAAATTGGATAATTAATTAAAAATAAATAAAATGATATACAAGGGAGAAATAAATACAGCAACGGGCAAAAATTCAATATTGAATGGTGCTGATGCTGATTATAGTGGTTATGTTTTTGATGGAATTGTTTTTGACAATTGTATTTTAAACAATTCAATATTTAAAGACTGCTCAATAAAAGTTGCTACTTTTACAAATAGTTATTTTATAGGTTGTAATTTTGATACAGCAGATTTAGAAGGTTCAAATTTTACAGGTTCAAATTTTGAAAATTCTTTATTAGCAAATGCAAATTTAAAAGATACTAATTTAGCAAGTTGCAATTTAATTAATTGTAATTTTACAAGTGCAATATTAGATACAACCGATTTGACTAATGCTAATTTAACGGGTTCAGTAGGACTTGATGTAGACCCAAATAATAAAAGTTTAAAAGTAGGTGAAGGTGCAATAATACGTTGGATAGACGGCTTATTATGGACATATGAAACTGATGCGTGGGTAGTTGA